ATTAAATAATGTTTAAAACATGGTTTAAACATTCCCATATTAGACGATTTCAATAAGAAATTATATGAAGCTTTAAACCTAGTAGATTCATCAAATTTCTTATTATTAGTTATCTTGACAAGTTCATCTAAAAACTTTGCTCTAAGTGGTAATGGTAGGTAATGAAGATTAATTCCATAAAACCCCTTTTTAGCAGGGCCAACCATAACAATTAATGGAAACCTATCATAATATGGTAAAGTATCTTTATGTTTCGCATCATATAGATAAGTATACATTCTTCCGGGCCTGGGCCTTGATTTATTAACAAGGTTTTTATCTTTTAATAAATCATCTTGTTTAACTGATATACCTTTAATTTGATCACGAAACCATTCTCTAGATTGCTTAGTTTGTGCGGGTATTTGTTTTTTATAAGCTTTCGCTTGTAATTTGTCGAAAAGTGATTCCATACATCTATTTATATCTATTTTATACCTAGATCAATCTCATCAATAATCTTAAATTTATAACCATATTTATTACACCACATTTCTGCGGCTTCCCATTTAGCTTGATTAACCATATATGTTTTCACTTCTTTAATATATCTTATTTTATTTTTTGATTTCCGTGGTGGTTTACGTTCCTTTCTAGGTTTAACTTCTATAACATATTTAATTACATCTCCATTAGAATCTTTTATCTTAGCATAAAAATCTGTAAAATATTTATGAAACTTATTATCTAATGGTGATAGATAAGGTATTACAATTTCTTCTGAGTTCCATTCAATAACTGCAGAAGTATTATCAAGATAATTCATCATTTTTAATTCCCATGATGATCTATAATGTATATTAGACCTTTTCCCCTTATACTTTGAAGGATATTTTAATTGATATTTTCCTTGATGATATTTTCTCATACTGATATTTATTATAAATAGATATATAATAAAAGAAATTTTATAAAAGGATTATGTATGTCAAGTAGAAAAGGTCATAGAATATGCCAGCAAAATTAACATTAGCAGAACAACTTGCCTTCATTGATCAGGGGGTAAATGATAAAGCTAGAGCTGAAGAGGCGACTCGGATTGAAATCATGATGGAAAACCTCAGAAATGAACGGAAATTAGGAGGATTAGGACAGCTTTCATTTCCATTAAATGTTTCAGAAAATCCAACTTGGGTTAAATATGATATTTGGAAGTATGTACCAACGTCACAAGGTGGCAAAGCTTTAAGTGGGTCACATTTTAATGCTGGTGTTTCTAAAAAAGAAATAGCGAGTATAGCATTGAGTTCGGATGCACCAGTTACTACTACAGAAAATCAAGGTTGGAAACAAGAAGGTGCTGGTGGGGCATTCTCCCAAATGGGGAAAGCTTTAGTATCAGGCATAGCTTCTGGAGTAATGGGTGAAGGTTTTAAGAATAATATGCCTTCGGCTGCCGACGCTGGTGCTGGATTACTAGAGGAAGCTTTCGCTAAAACAGGAATTGCTGCAGCGGGTGGTATTGCAATGGTGGAAAAAATGGCACTTAAATATGACGGCCCAGAAGGACTAAGATCTTTCACTATGACTCATATATTTGTCCCAAGAAATAAAAAAGAATCCGACATGGCTAGGAGTATTATTTTAGCATTTAGAGCACATTCAGCACCACCAAAAAATGGCACTGGGGTATTTTACAATTCTTATAAATTTCCTTCAGTATTTACAATAACACAAATGGCGGGAATCAATAGAAATTTAAATTATCCAAAGTTCGAAACATGTTATTGTAAATCAGTTACTGCTAAATTTGGTGATGCAACCAATAACACATTTTTCGATAATGATGCACCAACTACAATGGAACTAACTCTTCAATTTGAAGAAATAGCTATTGTTGATAGAAGCTCAATCTTAGCAGGGGGTTAATATGTATTTTGAATCACACCCACTTATCACATATGACAATAAAAAAGTTGTTGATATATTTAAAAAGATAATTATATCCAATCAATATTTAGATAATACAATACTATTTCAATTTTATGATGTTATAGATGGCAAATCTCCAGAAAATCTTGCATATAAATTATATGGATCTGCAGAACATCATTGGATATTAATCCTTATTAATAATATAGTCAATGTTAATAAGGATTGGCCAATGTCAACACAAGATTTTAATGTATTTGTATCTAAAAAATATAATAACCCATATGAAAAACATCATTATGAGGATTCTGATGGTGATATTGTTGATACAATGACCAATAATCCTATATCCAATTATACTTATGAAGAAAGAATTAATAATAAAAAATCAAGGATAAAGATTCTTAAACCTGTATATATAATGGAATTTGTAGAAAATTTTAAATCATTATTATGATCACTTTATATGAAGATTTGGTTCAAAATAAAGAACTTGAAGAGCCTGGACAATTTACTTTATATGAATGCACAATAAACACAAAAGTTGGGATTGTTAATGTTATTAAAATGATAGAATCATTTAATATATATGAATCTATATTTAAAACATTTGTTACAGGTGATTTAACTTTATTAGATGTAGAAAATTTTCTTAATATTGCCAATATAACAGGAACCGAACCTGTAAAGATAAAATTTGGAACAAAAGGGTCTAAACATCGTATTGATGTAGACTTAATTGTATATAAAATTAAAAATAAAGAAAAAATTAATGAAAATACAAATAGATATACACTCTCATTAGTCTCGCCTGAATTTCTTACGGATATTAGGACAAAAATATCTAAATCGTTTGATGGTACATATTCTGATATGATAAAAATTATATATTCAGACTATTTAAGTTCGGGGACACCACTCTGGTTACAAAAAGTTAATAATAGTAATAGAGTTATTATACCAAATAAATCACCAGTAGATGCCATTAATATGATATCACAATTTGCTATTTCAGAAACGGCAGATAATTCAAATTTCTTATTTTTTCAAACAACAAAATCATTTCATTTTCGTTCTATTACAGAAATGATAGATTTAGATTTAATACAACCGGAAGGTTTAACTTTTCGGATTGAAAAAGGAGAAGTATCACCACTTGTATCAATAGCTTCTAAAGCGACAAGAGCATTAGAATTTGAAATTAAATCTGATTTAGATATAATAAGACATACTAAACTTGGAACATATGGATCAAGTTTAATAAAACACGATATTCGTGGTAAAATTTGGCGTGAATCTGAATGGAGTTATCATGATGCATTCGCTGATAATGTTGGACTGAAAGAGTATATCAAAATTGGGACATATCCAATATCACCTGATGGCCCAGTAACACAAGAAGGAAAAAATTTATCTGATTTTCCTAAATCAAATATTACAATGATTTCTAGTGCAGAAGCATATTCATATCAAACATTACAAAATATACCAGAATTTTCGAAATTAGATTATGAGAATACTATACTCACAAGAAAATCTGAAATGAATGGAATGAACTTTCTGAGAGCTAAATTAACTATAGCTGGAATGAGTGGTTTACAAGCGGGTGATGTAATTTCTATATTTATTACTACACCATATTCTTCACATAGTTTAGAAGGTGGTGTTAAAGATAAGGATGAAAAATTATCAGGTAAATGGTTAGTTGAATCAGTCGCTCATCAAGTATCAGAGAAATATTATTCAGTTTTAATGTTAATTCGTGATTCTGTTCCAGAAGAACAAACCAAATATACTTCATTAAATTATAGAGATCACACACCAGAAATAATAGATGCGGTAACAACTGGTTCAACAAATAAAAAGACATAAAAAAGGGGACTTAAGTCCCCCTTCTATTTTTATTATATAATTTAAATACTATAATGTAGTATGTGATGTAAAATAATTATACTTCCAAGTCACCGAAAATTCCTCAATAGCATCATTAGTATCATATCCTAGATCAATAGCAGCAATAGTAGCTGGCCACATTCCATGGAATTTATATGATTTTAATGTTGAACCATTACGATCAAGTTGATGAACAATTGCCGATGATTGATAGAAAAGAGGATTAGTCACATTAGTTTGTTCAAATAACGTGCGATCCATACCATCAATCCATCTTTCCATTGCATTTCTGATATTAAAATCAGTATCATTGATGACAGTGGTTTCCCAATCATCATATGTACGATCACCAGCAATTTTAAGTATACGACCTCTATATGGAACTTCAACAGCACCAAGAGTTGTGCCTGGCAATGATGTTGCTTTACATAGATATGTAAATTCTTCACCAAGACCAGAACCACCTGAAATTGCAGGAAATGTCATAATAACTTTAAATTGGTTAGCTCTTGCACCACCACCAGATAAATTAGCTTTAAAACTTTCTATATTAGCCATTCTCTTATGCTCCTACTTCTGTAAAACTAACACCAGTACGGGTAGCAACAAAAGTTAATGTTATGAAGTTAATAGAACGAGCGGGTTTGATATAGATATCAGCTCTAAATTCATTACGATCAATGACATCACCCGTATTATTGGATGTATCACAAACTACTTTGAAATCGTTAATCCCTCGCCTACCTTGTACATCCCTTAAGAATGGTTCTGTCATGGCAACAAAATTGGAACGTGTGATTTCATCATTCAATTCAAATAACTGAGCTTTTGAAGCAATAGAAATTGCTTTCTCAAGAACCATGAACAGTCTACGAACATTGATACGATCAAATGCAGATGCTTTAGATTGTGCAGTTTTATCACCCCAAAGCAATGTACCCATGCCAGGAAATGTTACTACTGGATTAATACGAGCTTTATATAAAGTATCTCTTTCGTTCTTTTTAGGGTTAAATGCCAATTTAACAACAGATTTAATATTACCACGACTCATTCCAGCAGGAGAGAACCAAGGATCAGCAACATCATCTGTATTAGCACATGTACCAGCTATATCACCATTTAAAGGCACCCAACGATATACATCATTATATGTATCGTACTGATATTTCCAACCAGAATCAAATGATACATAACTTGTTGAACTCAACAGATTAAAATACGTTTTAACGTTAGTTGTTTGTGTATCAGAAGATGCGACACCAACAACATCACTCATTTCAGGTGAAATAAAACCTAAAACATCTTTACGAGAATTACACAGATTAATAACATACTGTGCATAAACTTGATCTGCTGGGCCAGCCATAATTAGATTTACATCAACAGTTTCTGCATCATTAAATAAGTCTAAACCTTCTTTGAAGTCGCCAGAAGTTGGATATACACCATCAACACCATGGTCAAGTGAAACCTTATATACAGCCTGTGTTGCATCATATATTTCACCTTTAACTGATCCACCAAATGCTGGAGTTGCATTTTTGTGATCCATCCAATAGATATAGTTTGATGATCTAAATAATTTATCTTTATAGTACATGACTTCACCAGTAACAGATTTAACATCTGATGCTTTAGAAGTGATAAAAGTTTCTAATACAGTATTAGCAACACCTGTAATACCACCATCTTCATCAACAACAACAATATACAATTCATCATTAGCACCACCAAGATCTGTGGCATAATCAGATGTTCCAGGCGCGGCATCAAACAGGGATGCATATTCCCAAGCGGCAGTTTGTGAAACTGCCGCAACATCTTCAGCTATATATGTTCCAGCAAACCCAGTTCCAGGCGTTCCTGTTAATGCTGGTGGAATAGCTATAAGAGTACTCAGATCTGTTGTAAATGGAGTTACAGTATTAACAGTATAACCAGAACCAGCAGTAAGTAGGGTGACACTATCAACTGCATTAAATGCAACAACAACTCTAACAGTACCACCTGTACCACCACTAATACTTAAGTCATGAGTACCATTATCATATCCAGAACCACCAGCAGATTTTGCTACAGATTGAATTTGACCAGATATGCCGGCCGTTACGGCAGTTCCATCAAATGCAGATGCAGATGGACATACAGATACTTTTAAACTGTTTCCCCAGACGCCAGGCGTTTTTGCGGCAAAATTACCAACTGCAGTTAATCCTGTACCAGTTCGACCAAAGTCTTCCCAAATAGTATCATTTTTGATTAATACACCGGCAGTACCGGATGCATTTTTAGCAGAAGTTGGAACATCGAATTCGTCCGTGGAAGAGTCGTCAATTGCACGAACTACTTTTAGTGCTCCAGAATATTTTAAAAAATTTGCCGCAGTATACCAAGAGGAAGCATTTGTATCACTAGGTTTTCCAAAATAATCAACGAGTTGTTTCTCAGTAGAAACTTCAACAATATCGTCACAGGGGCC